AAATCGCAGGTTTCAGAAACAGTTTCCTTTTCAGACGTTTCTGGGACGTATCCCAACACCCTGCATCCATCAGATTGAAGGTCTATCGTGCTGACGACTGTTCCGCTCGACCGGTGTTCAAGAGTCAACTGCATGATCAGCCCCTCCTTATTTCGTCTGCTATCATCCTGGCCAATCGGTGCATGTCGATTTTATTGTCCACGGTTGCATTAACATACACATCGCCGCCTCTGGATGCCATGATGCCGTTGCTGCCTTTATTCCCGCCGAAAAGTTGACTGAGCAGGGCCAGATCCTGGCTGGAAACAATGGATCCGTTCACGGGAGGAATATATAATTCCGGACCCTCTTCCCCAACGAGGTAGGGCACGCCGGCCAGAACATCCCCGCCGCCTGCCCGTTGTTCGACCCTGTTGTCAGTATTAATCCTGACGTTTGTCCCGCCCCCGCCGGTCACATACCCCAGAGGATCGCTGTAGGTGACGTTCATCCGGATTTCGCCGGTCTTATCGTCGATCTCAAGTCCGTTGATGTACTCGATGGCCTCGCCATAAGCCAGAATGGCAGCGTCAGCGGCGTCTTGGGAAATGATCCCCAGATCTGATGCTAGCTGGAAATATGCAATGGATTCGGCTTCAGTGACGCCATCGATGGCAATGGTTGCCATAAACATATCGAGAACAACCTGGTTGGCCATCTCCTCCATTTTCGCCTGCAGGTCACCGATATCGCCCGCCAAATCCTGGATTTGTTCGCTGGCCTCTTCCGCACTCACGTAAATCCCATCGATCAATCCGCCGGTTTGCCGGATAGCCATCAGTGCCTTTATTCTGAGTTGCTTTTCTTCGATGTCCTCTAAAATCGCATCATAGCTCTTTGCCAGGCTGACTTCTCCCTCAAAATAGGAGTTGATCGACGTGATATCAGCTATTCCCTCTGATACATCGACCAGGAACCCCATTTGGACCAGCCACTCCCGGGTGCTCAAGCCGGCCCGGGCCGCCTGATCCGCATAATACCCGGCATCTGCACCCAAAGTATTTATTGCCTGGGCATAAGCCTCTTCAAAACTCGTCCCCACAAAGTCTTCCCGCATCTGTTTTTCGATGTCGTAGACCGCCTCAGCAGCTTTCGCCCGCCGCCATTGCGCTTCGGTGAGAATATCTACCTGTTTCGATTGGGAGCGAAGCTGTCCAAATCCGGCAGCCAAAGCATCATTGGTATCCATGATAAGTCCACGCTGGTATTCGTTGACCTGGTTGAATTTCGTAACCGAACCGACATACTCATCATACGTCTTACTGCCGCCTAAAAGAGTATTGTGATATGTGGCTGATATCCGCTCGTTTTCTTCCACTTCATTCTTGAATAATGCCAGTGCTCCCACAGCCACCAGCAAAGCGGCTGCCATTGGCGCAACGGTACCCACGGCCGCTGCCTTTGATATACCAAACGACTTGGCAAGTGAAAGAAATGTTTTACTTGCCCCAATCGCCCACTTGGATAATTGCCCGCCGATCAGTAATACAGGACCCATCACCGCACCCAAGGTTATGATGTCTGTGACGGTTTGTAACAAGGCGGGATCCAGGTTATCCAGATCATCCGTCAGATCTCTGACGAACGTAGCTGCGCTGGCAAATCGCTGCCCCCATTTATCGATGACCGGATTAAGTGCACCGCCTTCACTGACAGCTTCTTTCAGCCATTCCAGGAATTCCTTCCCTGCAAAAACGCCTTCTTTGAACGCCGGGATAAAGTTCTGGCCAAAGGCGACAGCGACCTCGTTCAAATACCGTGGATAGGACCGCAGTACCTTCCGGGGGTCTTCCATTGCGATCAAATAGGCCCCGGCGATCCGTTCACCGTACTCCATTGTTGCGTTGACCCGTGCCTGAATTTTTTCCTGCTCAGTCAGCTCACTGGCCACCTTCCCGGTGATCTCAGCGTAATTCTCATATTCCTCGTTGAGATCAATGATCATGCCGGCGCTCTTGAATAGCTCTGTGCGCCCCGTAATGATCGCCTGCGTCAGCGTTTTAGTCGTGTCGGTTGAGTTCTGACCGCTGATCACAGCGGCGTCCTGGGCTACCCGTGCGATATTGGAAGCGTCAGCCAGGTCAAGGTCCGCCTTGATGAAGTCCGCAATGACTTCATTGCTGGCCGCCGCTTCAATGCCCATGTCCTGGACGGATGCGATTTGCTTCCGGATGTAAGATTCCGAATACCCCGCACTCTTACCCAGCAAAATATTCACGCTCTGCAGCTCGTTCACCCGGCTGGCCGCAGTTGTTGAGACGGCGATCAATCCCGCAAGTGGAACGGTCAATCCACCTGTCATGGCTGCGCCAATGTTTCGCATGACGGTGGATCCCTGCTCAAAGGCAGCGCCTATCTTTATCTTTGCTTGGTCAAGGTCTTCATCCAGTTGTTTCCAATCAACGCGGACGACAACTTTCGCCTCACCTAAGGATCCGAGATTCGTCTGTTCACTCACGAAGAGCACCTCTCAAGCTGAGCGGCAACAAGCCGTATCAGTGATGTGCCGAACGCCATGAGGCGTCGGCTGTAGGGGCGAGGATTAACTCGCCCATTCTATTGACGCAAACGCTTCGGCAATGCCTTGATCATTGCTTCATGTTCCTTCTTCCGCGCCTTCGCCTCTTTCGGGCTAAGCTCCTTGGTTTGCGGCGGATTGATCAATTCCTTTAAAGTAGGCATGTGTTTCATCCGCGGCATCGCAGCCGTCCACCATGCCAGCCACGCCCTTGCTTCCCTACGGTTCTCATTCTGCCAGTTGACCGCGTCAATCGTCGCATACACTTCCCTGGGCGTCATATCCCAATAGTCAAGTGCGCCGATTCCGGCTCTGAGTGCTTGCACCAGGAGTCGATCCCATTTATTGAGACCGAGATCCTGGTCACTCAGTTTTTTTCTTCTGCCGGCTCCTCGGGCTGCTCTTCCTCTTGTGCGGTCTCCTGTTTTTTAGGGTATTGCAGCACATCGGTAATGGCAGGCCCGAGAATGGTCGCAGTTTGCTCAATGCCGACCATCTCGATCACTTCGCAGGCTTCGTCAAAACTGACCGGATCGCCGCCGCCCTTACGGGTCCGCCGTTCAGCTTCCATGCCAAACATCAGCAGGATCGCCAGCTCCCGCACACCTGAGCGGCCGGTGACAAAACCTTGAAGTGCATTCCCCACACTTTTCCCAAGTCGCGTCTCAGCATCTGCCAGGGCTCGAATCGTGAAAAGTGCGCGGTATTCCTGGATAACAGTGCCTTCTTGATCAACCGCCTGCAGGATGGCTTCTTTCCGTGCACCTAGCATTTTTTCCATTAGCTTTCCTCTTCAGTCCATTCACCATCGATGGTTAGACTAACAGAGATGGTGCTTGGCGCCTGGTCAGGATCCCGCTCGCTCACGCTGGTGACGATTGCGTTGGCTGTTTCCGTGGTCACTTCTTCAACCTGCTTGGCGACAAGGATCTTGGTGCCGTTCCTGGCTGCAGCCTTCAGGGCCAGGTAGCCCGCATCATCAGGAACATAGAGATGATCAAGGGTCATTGTGGCCTTATACCGTCCGTAATCACCGGAAAAGGCTCGGCTGTCCTTTGATGAAAGATCAATCTCAGCATTCGATTCATCAAAAGTGACATTACTCTGGCTGCCGACGGCCGTATAGACGGGGACGCTGGGTGTGCCGGTATTAACCAGCAAAAGAACATCTGTACCATTCATTTTGAACCTCCATATACAAAACTAAGTTTCTTCGGCCGTAATGGCCGCTTCAACGATTCGACCATAAGCGTTGTCTTCATCCGCGCTGATGGGGCCTGAACACTCCAGAATAAGACAGGCATGTCCGGAGATGGTTAATGTCGTGCGATGCAGCAAGGTCCTAACCCGTTCGCTTATCGTCTCAATGAGAGCGGAGCTGCCTGTCGCCTCCGCATAACACCTGATGTCAATCCTTGCCCGCCTGCCCCGGGTCGTTTTAGTGTCAAAGGACACATTCCCGATGATCGGGCCAACGACAATGTAAGGCTTCTCTGCGTTCTCCGGTGCAGGATCAACGACGAATATCGCCGGTTTTCCTTTGTATGTCGAGAGCAATGCGGTCAAGGTCATGTCCGCTATCAAGTTGTCCGCTACGGCTTGCAAAAACATATTCTCAAGCTCCTAACATGATCTCGATGATCTCCCTGGCATTCTGCAGTACAGCCGGGCGGAGATAGGGGTGCGCCGGTGCAGTCGATGATCCTCTTTCAATCCACCAGCCGTGATGTTTCTGGCCGTCTTTTCCGATTTTCATACCAACGGTGATCACGAACGAATCGTCGCCGGTCATTTCCACAGCATGAGTCAGGATATACTTCGACAAATACCACCGATAATTCAGATCCCTGGGTGTGTCAGGTGTTTTGATCGCATCCAACCGTCGCCGGGCATCCTCTTCAATGAACTTCGCCGCATCCGGAGCATTCTTAAAAAGCTGCTCTGCCGCCGCCTGCTTCACCTTTTCGGGTGTCCACTTAATTATTGTCATTGCGAGCGAAGCGAAGCAATCTCAGACTCACGCTTCACCTCATCCGTCCTCTCATGTTGTTCGTCAAAATATGCAATCGCGTCCCGAATTTCTTTTGGACTCATCTTCGCTTGCAAGTGCTCACATAAATGATGAGGATTTACCCAAACATCCCAATTTCCATTGGTATAATCTGAACATTCCTGGCAAAATAGATATCCCTTATTTTTATTAAGCTGAATTATCAAATCGTTATTTGGCATTTCATCACTCACCAATCACTAATCACTTGTTTGCTCCACCTGTATCTCTAAACAGTCCACCTCCAAGTGATGGCCAGCCTTGCTGGGCTCTCGTACACCCAGAACTTTCACCACCAGGTCCCCACACGTCACATGGTCGCCCCTGGCTATGTCGGTACTGGCTGCCACATACAAAACATGCGTGATCTCACGGCTTTCTTGTGCTGCAGCTTGTTTTTCAGTAGCCGATGCAGGACGGATCCTGCCGTCCACACTACCCACAGCCGAAAGTCCCTTTGGGAAATTCCCATGTCCGGCAGCCATCCTGCTGACCCGCTGGATCGAGAAGGTATTGTTCAATAGAGATGAGAAAAAAACGCTCATAGCCTCACCATCCTGTATTTATCCAGAATATCCTTCTCGCTCAACAGCAGCCCTCTTGCTGCGGACGCACCCATCACACCCTCACCAACGCCGCCACCTTGTTCGCTGCCGAAGCTCACCGAATAATCGCCCAGGCTCGTGCTCTGAACGCCGGTTACACCGTTGATTTCTTTAGCCCTTAATCCTGCCTGATAGACCCGGCTGGCTGACCGCACGGCAATCTCCACGATATCCGTTGGGATGGTTGCATATCCGTGGGAATAAGTGATCGTTACGATCTGGACCCCACTTTTCCAATTTCGATTGACCCGATATAGAATGCCATGCTGACCGAGTTTGTAATCATCCTCAGCCGTCAACTCAATGTCATCCTCAATCACACTGGTGACGCTGGCTACCGGCAGCTCAGGCAGAAGGATTTGTGACCGGCCGGCAGGAATATCCAGCGTAATTTCGTCATCTTCGACAAATGCGATGTTCTGCTGGCAGTAATTCTTAATATCCTCCGTAGCCCACTCAATCGCCTGCTCACACGACGCGGTATTATCAGCGTCGTCGGAGATATCAAGATTTAGAAAGTTTTCAACTTGAGCGACCGTACAATAATCAGTCATGAGGAACTCCTCAAGGTGAAACGCCATCGAGGCGTCCACCGCAGTACCTCATGCACGAGCATGAGGTATAACTATGCCCTTACTAGAAATGGTCAGAACGCCACTTCTCAATCGTCCGCACCACCCGCCCGGACAGGAAATCGATCTCAGCGCTCTTCAACGCCTCAAATGTATGGATGCCATGAGCATGCAGAGCTTCATTTGTGGCTTTTCCAAGGCCGGATATCTCGGTAAAATCGCAGACTTCGCTCTCTACAGGAGCCACAACATTATCGCCTTGGGGCAATGGTGTACTCTTGTCTTCCTCCGGGATCATCATTTTGTTTTCATCCGCAATCATGCGTTTCTCAGGCTCCCAGGGCAGACCCTGTTTTTCAGCATGGCTTTTACGCATTTTCACATATTCACCAGGCCGCCCACCGGCAAACACCTTAACTAAGGGGTCTTTATTCATTTCAGTTATCCTTTCAATTTCTCCGTTTTCCGGAAGCCCATACATCTTTCGGACTTCCGCTTCCTGCTCTGGTCGGCATTGGATCCACTGACCTTCAGCTATCTCGATCCGGATAAGTGGCGACGGTTTGGCTTTTACATTCACCCGCTCAAGCTCACGTACCCGCTGCACCCCATCAATCCGTGCATCGCCGGCCCCAAACCAATGAGATAGCATGTAGCATTCATTCAGCCCGGAATGGTTCCATGTATAAGGCAGTGTTAAAAATAACGCCTCAGACCGCAGAAGCGCCCGCAGGAGAGCAACCTGTTCATCCCACCCGCCATAACGTTGCCATTCCTCGACCCACAGCGTAAATAATGCCTCCGTCCGTTCGTTTTTCCGGAAGAAGATCATCCCGCTGTTGTGATACA